GTTTTAAATTAACTTCAATACCTTTAGTATTATCAGATACATATCCAATGCCTTCTTTGACTCCACCTTTTGTAGAATCAGGCTCAAGATATATTGGCCAATCGTCACCACCTAAATTCATTGTAGTTGATATTTCACAACTAAATCTATCTTTATGTCTTTTAAGTTCATCACCTTTTTTATAAATTCTTGCATAGGTATATGCAGGATATAATTTTAATCCTGTTGTTTTTTCCATAACAGGCTGACATTTTAATAATAAAGTTTCCATCGCTATATCGGAATAACAAGAATACGTATTTGGAATTTGTTCATTCTCACCTTCATAATAACCGAGTAAAGTTTCATATGGAGAAATGTAACGAGCTTGTCTACATGTATCATAAACTTGTTTTTGCATAGCAAAATAGTTTGCAACAAATGCAGCTAGATCTTTATCTATTGCTTTTCTAATTACTGTATATTTATTTTTCTTAAACGACATCTTTAGCCATCTCTTTCGGTACAGCTTGAATGTTCCAATGTATAAATCTAAATGGTTCTACACCAAAGTCGACCGCATATTCATGTTCCAAGTACCCTGGAAAGATAATGAGTGTGCCTGGCTTTGGTTTAAAATGTACTAATTCAGTTCCATGAAATACACCATTGCCAGGTTTCATTTTTAATTTTGTAGCTCGTGCACCTGTTCTTGGTTCATGGAATATTGGATAAGAAGTTTTATCAGAGCATTTTAAAAAATAAAATCCTGATACATGTTGATTCCAATGGATATGAGCTGAATGATTCCCACCCCCCTTTCCAGCAAACTGCTGAACCCATAATTCAGAAAACATAGTTGTATACTGTTGCATATCAAAACCTTGCCAATCTAAAAACTCCCAAGATTTTTGACCCACATAGTTTCTAAAATCTAAAAAGTTATTATCCATGGTAAGTGGTGTTGAATGATAACTTCTTCCAAAGTCACCATGCTTTTTAATATAATCTTTTTCTCTTTTTTTAGCATCTTTAATATATTGATTGGATGCTTTGTTTAAGGATTTAACAAACTCTGGTTTGTCTTCAATCCATATTGGTGTTTTAAAATATTCTACTATTTGCATACCTCTAATTAACCTTTCTTTTTTTGTGTTTTTTAATATACATTTCAAATTTTACTTTGTCCGTTTTTTCGTAATAACCTAGTTTAATATTACATCTAGAACAAAGTAATTCTCTAACATCACCTGTATCATGATCATGATCTACATGTAACTTTCTTTTTTTATTACAAAGAGCACATTTGTAATTTTGTTTTCTTAACATTTTTTTGTAATCATTTAAAGATATACCATAAGCTTTTTTTAATTTATAATCTTTAGCTTTATCCTTGTTTTCTTCCCTATATTTTATTCTATAAGCTATTCTTTTTGGATTAGTTCTATAACGTCTTTCTTTTTCTCTAAACATTTCAATATTTTTTAGATAATATTTTTTTTGTCTCTCTTTAATTTTTTCTAAATAATTTAATTTATCTTCTTTATTTTTATATGGCATATTATTTAAACGGATACCCAAGGTTCCACATTACCAAAGAATATCTAGTTCCTCTAGTTACTGGCATTACCCTATGCCACATAAATGATGGAAAAACAACAATACTTCCTTTAGGAAGTATTTCTTTTGATGTTACTAAATGTCTAGATTCATCTCTCATATTAGGATCATAATTTCTAAAATCGAATTGTAATTCACCACCTTCATATTCGGACCCATCAGTTAATTGACAAGTCATCGAAAGCTTTCTAATTTTACCATGTTCAGGTGTTCCTGGTTTATCATAAGGTTTATCCCAGCTGTCCTGATGCCAATTATAGTAGTAATTAAGTTTATATTTTGTAAATTGACAAGATTCTGATCTATCCCATTCAAAATTCCATCCTGCATTTCTATTTGCTTGATGTATGTATGGGTGAAGTTCTTTATATATCCATGGATCATTTAACCAAACAATATCAGAATTTCTTTTACGTTTCATATCTCTAATCTCATCTTTTGATAATTCTCTATCTCCATAACCACCTGTTCTAGCCATAACTTCAGATTGTGATAAACCATATTTAATTATATCATCACATAATTTTGGTGGTATTGCAGATTTAAAATACCAGTAATTATTTTTTAAATTCATTAGATATATTCATAAGTTATTATTTGAACAAAATTCAAACTATCTTTCTGTCTGTTGTTTAGATAATACATATTTGTTGATGGAAACATAATAAACATATTATCTTTTAATTCTATATCCCAACTTCTTCCTTTTCTTCTATTATCATCATAGAATATTCTCACAAAACAGTTATTGGTTTTAACACCATAGAGTAAAGTATAATCAGGTGAGTTTCGTAAATCGACAGGATCAATATTAAGTAATGGTTCTGTTTGTTGATTGGGTTTATACATATCACCCCAAGTTCTTTTATTCACAAGTTGAAAACCATATTCAACATTTATATGCTCACGCATATATGTATTCAACATGTCCCAAGTTCTTGAAAATGGAAACTCTGAATCAGTAAATGTAGATTGTAAAATGTCGCCTGATAATTTATCTCGATCTATTTCAAAACCTTTGGGCATTGAAACATCACCGAAGTATAAAGCTTGCTCTGTTAAAACTTTCTTTTGCATACCACCACCAGATATATATTATGCTAGACCGTTTGTCAAATCCCAGGTTTGGTTTTCTTCATTCCAGTTGTAACCCCATCTGTGAGTTCCAGCTGTATTTTGATCTTGTTGTTCTTGAGTTAAGGCAGGTGCATCACCGATTGGAGATTTCCAAGATGCAGTTGCATTATGTTTTACCCATGAAGCATAAGGTTTTTTAGGCCAGAAGATTTGATCATCTTCATCCCAAGTATAACCAATACCTGCATAGTTTCCTCTAAATGGAGTTCCACCGTTTCTATGTTGTCCAGCTGCTGTATTGTATGAAGTTTGAATCCACATTTGTGCAGGCCAATTATTATGTTGTTCTAAATATTGTTGACCTACTGCTTCGTCTTCTACTCCATCAGCATTTAACATATTGTCATTATCAAGTGTTAATACTTGAATAACTTTTCCGTTAGCTCCTAGTTTTGCAAAATGTGCCATAATGTTTCTCCTTATATATTAATTTTAAATTTTAGTAAACACATAAATATTATTGATATTTGTATCTAATAACAACTATACCTGAACCGCCTGCTCCACCTGGTGAATCATTTGGAGCTCCAACAATTGGACCATAAACAGGATTTTCACTTCCTCCTCCACCTCCACCACCAGTGTTGGCTGTTCCATCCATATCAGCTAAAGGCAAAGATGGTGGTGCACCTCTTCCTCCACCTCCTGCACCTCCATTAGGTTGACCACAAGAAATTGGAAAAGTTCCACCTCCTCCACCACCTGCATATGTTACTGAAGCTCCTGTAATACTTAAAGCTGAACCAGCGCCACCATTACCACCAATATTTCCACTAGCATTACCACCTACTGCACTATGTCCACCTCCACCACCTGCTCCGTAATTACCAGCAGGACCAGGAGAACTAGTACCAGCATTATTACCTTGTGAAGGTGAAACTGGAGGAGTATTACCAGATCCAGCGCTAGCACCTCTACCGCCAGCACCACCTGAACCTCCTGGTCCACCATTTTTATTAGAAGCCGTACCAGCACCACCTAGTCCACCTCCAGTACTTGTTATTGAACTAAAAATTGAATCTGATCCCTTACTACCAGATCTAGCAGGAGTACATGGTCCTGCACACCCCAATCCTTTTGTACCACCAGCACCAACTGTTATTGGATAAGCTTGTGCTGAAACTGATAATCCTCCTGTAGCTGGATTAGGAAAAGAAAATCTCATTCCACCAGCACCACCAGCGCCACCAGCTGCACAACCTGATCCACCTCCTCCGCCACCTGCTACGACTAAATAATCTACTGTTGTTGATCCACATGGATTTCCTACTGAACAAACTGTAAAAGTACCTGGCCCTGTAAAAGTGTGAATTTTGTAATCTCCACAACAAGTAATTGTACCACCTGTTGCTATAATAAAAGGATTTATACCTGATGCATTTGTAGTTCCGTCATTAACATTTTTCCAACCTCTTGTTCCATCAACATAGACGAAAGTTAAAGAAATACCATTTGTTGAATTTTCATAATCAAATGCTACACCATTAATTAATGAACCATTTCTTGCAACTGTTAAATTATTTGTTGCAAAAGTATTTGCATAATCTGCTACAGCTACTATGTCACCTGCACTTGGAGTTGCAGGTAAAGTCATTGTCACAGCTCCAGATGTTGTATTTACAAAATAACCATTTCCTGAAACCGCTGTGAATGAAGCCGTCTTTGCAGTCGTATCCCAATCCACTGTACCTGTACGACCAAAACCTGTTTGTGTTGCACCACAACCTAATTGGATTGTGTCACCTGATTGTCCTAATGTAATTGTAGAACCTGATGCTGA